GGCAACGAAACCCGCCGGCTCAGCGGCATGCAACGCAAACTGATGGCAATGACAGTACAGCGTGACGAATGGAAAGAACGTGCTCTGCGCTATCGCGCTCAGCTACTGGAGAAAACAAATGAACTCACTTAAACACCTCGGACGTTTCGCACTGATAGTTGTGCAGCTGCTGACGTTGGCCGTTCTGGCACCGATCTGGGTGCCGCTGTCGCTGGTGTACGCCATCAGCGTTTACATGTATGACCTTTGGGAGGAAGCCCGATGACTGACCTCGAAATCTCCAAAGCCCTCGCACTGGCGATTGGGTGGCGCGAAGACCAAGTAAGTATCACAACAATGTCAACTGATGGAATATCGTGGATTCCTGGTTGTGTCAACGTCAAACCTGATGGTTATAAGTTTGGTCGCCCGTTCTGGTACACCGATTGGAACGTCATCGGCCCGATTGCGGAGCGTTATGACTGCTTTCCTAAGTACCTGAAGTATGTGCTGGGCGAAAGCAACTGGTGCGCCCAACTTAAGATCGGCAGCGGCATGGATTGGATGGCAGACACCCCGCAAAAGGCCATCGCGTTGGCCGTTATAGGAGCAGAGAAATGACCTTCACTGCATTCAATCTAATGTGTATCTGCGCTGTATGGCTGGCAATCGGCTACGGCCTTGGATTCCTAATCGGGAGAATGAAATGACACAAAACACCGTACCGCTGCCAGAGCCAGCCCCCTATGTCGTTACACGCATGTACGGGAACTGCTCCACCGATCAAACCTACTTCACCGCCGACCAAATGCACGCCTACGCAGCAAAGGTGTGCGCGGAGAAGGATGCGGAGATTGAGCGGCTGCGTGGAAGGCAATCGCAAATGACCACTGAACAGGTTGTCATCATTGCAAGAGTGATGGCTGATATTCAAGCCGCAGCTTGCAACGTGGACGTAACTGACAACTGGGCAATATACGGTGAAGAATTCTTATCGGACGCCAGAGTAATCGCTGATGAGTTAAATCGCGCAGCCCTTAAGGAGAGCAAGACATGAAAGTCAAACACATCAAGACCCTGAAAGACGGGCGGCGTCACGTGTTGATCGAACTCACCGAGCATGAGCATATGCCGGTACCGTCAGTGGACCCAGACGCTTTCTACCGCCTCAACGATCCGATGGACGACGTTGTTGGCGGCTACCTCATCAAGAACCCCCAGCGTGTTTGCTGGGACTCACTCACACAGACATGGATCGAAGCATGACCACCATCACCAAACTGAAAGCCGCGCTGGCGGCTTTGGAAGCCAACCACAAGTGGAACCAAGACTACGACGACCACGATGGCTATCCAGACTCTGATCTTGAGTCGGCCAACATGAAGTCCATCACCGACCTGCGCTCTGTGATTGCGGAGATGGAAGCGGCGGAGCCGGTGGCGATTCTTTCCGAAGCATTGGCCGCGCTGGAAGTTGCACAAGATAATCTTGGGCCGCATGACGACAATTGCTATTTGCATGATACCGGGGAGTATGCGGCATGCTTTTGTGGCAAAGATGCGACTGCAGGGTACTTGCGGGGTGTGGTCAAGAGGATAGCAACCGCTATAGAAGCCCACCCGCAGCCAGATGCAACCGCCTATGCGCAGAGTCTGGCTAAGTCGATCCATGCAGCGCACTATCGGAAACAAGCTCTGCAGTGGGAATGCGCCGATGATCTACTCACAGTGCTAACCCAGATTGACAACATGGTCGCCGGTTTGACCAATACAAAAGCCAATCCATCCGAAGCGGATGAACTGCTGCAAAATCTTGGGCTTAATCCTGAGCAATACCGCACTGATGGCGGCGCAATCAACCACCGCAAAGTCAAGGCGGCAATATTGCACCCGGATGAGTACCCATTGAATGGCGCGGTGGAAATCCAGCAAGCTGTAAACCGTTTTCTAGGCTGGAGGCTGCCGAAGGAGTTTTGTCCAGATTCCTTTATCAGTTTTGACCGCGAGAAGCATAGCCAATGGGGCGGGTATCCAAACTCTTGGCCAATCGGCACCAACCTTCTAACTGCAGATCAAGCGCGTGCAATGTTTGAGTATTGCTTCGAGCGAGTCGCGCAGCCAAAGGCCGAGCCATGCCAGCACAGCGTCGCTGACGCACGCAACCCCGTAGTTAAAAACGGGTATATCTGCGTGAAGTGCGGCGCACTATTCTCTGCGGCAGACCATGCGCAGCCAAAGGCCGAGCCAGCCCCACTTGAGGAATATGACGCTGGCCTTTTGAACGACTTTGGCGGTGGGAAGGTTGATTGGTGGCAGGACTACATTCGTGCAGAGCTTGGCAGGGCATTTGATCACTACCAGTCTCAGGTCGCGCAGCCAAAGGCCGAGCCAGTGCAGGAGCCGGTGGCTTACGTCAAGTTCAAAGATGGCGAGGTGGACTATGACTCTGATGTGGTCATCAGCAATACAGAAGGTGACTGCATGGACGAGTCCATTGAGTGGCGCCCGGTCTACGCCGCCGCACCCCAAGCAAAGCCGCTGACGGATGAGTCGATTGACGACATTGCTGGCGGTAGAGTTGATTATTTTGATAGACGCGTATTTGCCCGCGCCATCGAGGCCGCCCACGGGATCAAGCCATGACTAAACAAACCCCCGGCATTGCACCGGGGGCTAGTACCTTAGTTGACGCGCGTGTTAGCAGCGGTCTGTTGACCGGCTGCACCGCTCATGGTCCCGAGGTTCACGATGCCCTGTTGCAGGTTCTGGTGGCTGGCCAGAATAGCGCCGAGGCGGTCGTTGAACACTTGGAACTGTTGCTGCTGCTGGGTCTGAGCCTGTGCTTGGTTCACGGTCTGCGTGATGTTCAAGTCAGTGGCCCGGCCTTGTGCAGCGAACCGTGCATCACTGCGCAGCTCAACAATAGCAGCGTTGGCGTCAGCCAGCTGGCGCTGCAGGTTGGTCTCGTACTGGCTGGTAACCAGCGCACGGGTCTTGTCTCCGTCGTTGCTGATGGCCTGCGTCACGCCATTGATCATCTGCATCAGGGCTACGGTGTTGGAGTTCGTAGCATCCTTCAAAGAGCCAATGGCCGTCTGCGTTGCACCCGTGCTGGCGTTAACGGCTTGCATCAAGGCAATGCTCTGGTTAGCGTTGGAAGTCTCAGCCGCAGCAGCGTTGACCGCCACTGCTTGCTTGATGTCACCCAGCGTAGCCATGATCGACATGTTGGCCGTGGGCTGCATCACGGAGTTAGCGTCACCAACGCCCGTACCGCCGAACAAACCACCGTTGCGCAGGAGAGTGCCCAGTAAGAGACCACCCAGCAAGCCTCCACCAGAGCCACCCAGCAGACCGCCATCTGCGCCACTTTTGGATGCCATGGCCATCATCGCGGCCATAGTGGGGTCGGTGCCCGCAGGGGCATGGTTGTGAATACGTACGTTGTCAGTAGTGGTAGGTGTGTCGGCCATGATAGTTCCTTCAGGAGTAGAGGTTAAATGAGCAATCAAAGAGTCATATCCAGCAAACTTTTCAGCGTTTTGCTTGACGTGCATAGCAAAGGCGTTGCGCAAGTTTTGGATTTCTATTAGAGGATCATCCATATGAATTTCCTTTCCGTTGTGCTTAAAGGCACGAACACAGTGTTACCCGGAACAAGTATTACGAACGCTTGCAACGTAGTACGAACGAGCGCAGTATTACGACATGCGCTCCAAGCTCAAGCAGGACAACCCGATGGACGTTTATCCCGTCAGGCTAACTGCGGCTCACGCAATAGCGGCGCGCAGGCTCGGGGGTGGCAACCTGTCAGACGGTGTACGGCTGGCTGTCGAAGCAGCAAAGGCTGCGTATGACGAGCGACTACCAAGCGGGGGGCGCGACGTACCTGTACCCCGAAGCCGGCGATAGCTGCCCACGCAGCAGCGCCAAAGTAATTTTGCTAACAAAAGGAGGCATAGCTACCACTGGTCAATGGGACCCAGATTTCTGTGAAGGATGGGCACCACTCCCCAAACGCGACAAAACCAAAGAAGCTCTCATAGCCCAACGCAACAAGAACACCCATGCAAAAAGTTAACAACGCATTCAACTGGCAAGGTCAGCCTTCCATATTCTCAACAGGCAAAACTGCTGCGGATTTCAACGGCACAAACAGCCGTCGCAGCGAGCTGGCTTCAGAGTCCGCCGTACCTAACACGATCAGTATGCCTAACAGCAGCCTGTTCCTCCCTCCCAAGATAATGGGACCTAAACGCGCTCAACCAAAAGGAAAACGACATGGACAATAAAACCGCGATGGACGTGCTGAACGCACTGGCCGAAACAGACATCAGCAAATCATTGGGCATCAGCAAATCTATGCTTGGCACCCAGAAAGCCCCTGCGTACGAGCGCCCCCGAGATACAGTTTTCACAGTGCGCGAAGTGGAAAACGGACGGCTGCTTTTGCTGGGGCATAAAACGTACCTTGTACCGCAAGGCACACCTTTACTCGACGTAATCGGCCACGCCTTGGTCGAAGCTCAACTGGAGAAGTAACATGGCAGACACACTCACACAAACCCTGACAGAACGCGGCAACCGCTACGGCCCATTTGTAGGCCACGCAGAGGTTACGCAACACCTCAAAGCGTACTATCGCGACCAGCTCGCGGTACGAGGCAAAACGATGGCAGCAGACCAGTACGAAGCCATGGACATGATCATGCACAAAATCGGCCGCATCGTAAACGGTGATCCTGACTATGACGATAGCTGGGTGGACATCGCAGGCTACGCCCAGCTTGTAGCTGACCGCCTGAAGGGAGTCGTGCGATGAAACGCTGGATTCTGAACTGGCTAGGCCTGGGCCCCAAGCAACCACGGGACGGCTATGCCTGCACCACCACCAAACAGTTACGCGAGCTGCTGCCCGAGTTCGACCGCTACCTGCCCGCCGAGGAAGAGAAGACCCTGCGCACGTTGCCTGTGGTGCAGAACATCGTGGCGGACTTTGTGAAGGCCGGCTGGCCTGCCAAGAAAGGATCAAAATGAAACTCATACCGGTCTACATTGACATGGAGTCGTTCTGGAGCGTGACACACACGCTTTCCCGGATGACCAACATCGAGTACGTGATGCACCCCGAAACGGAGATCATCTCCATGTGCATGAAGGTCGGCAACCAGGGCGCGGCCATGGTGTACTTTGGCGAGGATGAAATCAAGAAGGCCTTGTCCATGGTGGACTGGTCGCGCTCCATGGTTATCGGGCACAACATGTCGGGCTTCGATGCGCTCATCCTCAAGTGGCGCTTTGACATCAGCCCTAAGATGTGGGGTTGCACCCTGGCTATGGCACGCTCCCGGTACAACGCCGATGTGGGTGGGTCGCTCGGCAAGCTAGTGGCGCACTTCAAAGAAGAACTCGAAGCCATGGGGATCAGCGGTGTGAAGGACCAGAGCGCCCTGGTGAACACCAAGGGCAAGCACCTCAAGGACTTCACCAAGGAAGAGATCAAGGCCATGGCGGTGTACAACAAGGATGACACCGAGCAGTGTGCCGGCCTGTTCAAAATCCTGGCGCGCGACTTTCCTGCCAAGGAGCTGCTGCAGATCGACCTGACCACACGCATGCTGGTAGACCCTCAGTTCGAGGTAGACCAGGGGCTGCTTAGAACCACACTGGCATCCGTACAAGAAGAGAAGCTGCGCTCTCTCAAAGAGCTTACTGATCTGCTGATGAGCAAAGAAGAACAGGTTGTGCACGTACTGGAGACAGGCTCACAGCTGGCTGAGTTCACCAAGGCTCAACTTATGTCGGCGGCCAAGTTCGGTGAAATCCTGACCAAGCGTGGCGTAGAGATTCCGATGAAGGCCAGCCCCAGCAATCCGGGCAAGATGATCCCTGCACTGTCCAAGACGGATGAGGCGTTCCTGGCTCTGGAAGAACACGAAGACCCCGTGGTAGCCATGGCAGTGACGGCACGCCTGGAGGCCAAGAGCACGCTGCTGGAGACCCGCATCGCCAAGTTCCTCAGCGCAGCCAAAGACTGCTGGGGGTTCATCCCTATGCCCTTGCGGTATGCGGGCGCGGCCACCACTGGTCGATGGAGCGGCGAGATTTTTAACCCGCAGAACCTGCCTCGCATCGACCCCACGAAACCGAAGCTGTCAGACGCTTTGCGCAACAGCTTGCGAGCACCCAAGGGGTTCACGGTAGTGACATCGGACTCCAGCGGCATTGAGCTGCGGGTCAACCATTTCCTGTGGCAAGTACAGTCCAGCATGGCATTGTTCAGAGCCGACCCAGCTAAGGCGGACTTGTACCGACAGTTTGCCGCAAGCCTGTACCAGATAGCTCTCGCTGACGTAACCAAGAACCAGCGGCAGATCGGCAAGATTGCTCACCTGGGGCTAGGCTTCGGTGCAGGCGCCGCGACATTTCAGCGCATCGCCAAGATGATGGGTGGCGTGGACATGGACTTGGATGAAGCGACGGACGTTACCAACAAGTGGCGTGAGGAATACGACGAAATCTACCAAGGCTGGCGCACCTGCCATAACGCCCTCAAAGCCATACACAGCGGCAACGAGCAAGCTATCGATCCCTGGGGACTGTGCAAAACCGGAAAAGATCACATTGCACTACCAAGCGGGCGTAAAATCTGGTACCCCGGGCTCCACCAAGAGAACGTCGGTGGCAAGTCTGAGTGGTGGTACGGGACAGGGCGCAACCGAGCACGCATCTACGCAGGGAAGATCGACGAGAACATTGTGCAGGCTTTAGCGCGGGACGTGCTTGCTGACGTTGTTAGGACCATGTGGACAAAGCATAAGGTGCGGCCATGTTTGCTTGTTCATGACGAGTACGTTTGTATCGTGCGCACCGAGCAGGCTGATGAAGTTGTGGCTCAGCTCGACGAAGCCATGCGTGCCCCGACCGCGTGGTGGCCTGAACTTGTTAAATGGAGCGAGAGTGGTACCGGAGAAACTTATGGCCAAACTCACTGAGAACCTCGGTGCATACTGCATCAATACAGTGGCGCAGTTGGAAGAACTCCCATCTCAGGTGTTGTACATGCGCAAGTACATTGAAAAGATGGCTTGGGAACAGTGGAAAAGAATGGAGCCCGGAATGATCATGACCGGAGATTTGTGGGGGCAACCCTTTACCTGTAGCTACGAAGTTGCGCGGCACCTAGCAGCTACGTACGCACTGGAGCAATGATGGACTACATAGACTGGCTAAACGTGGGAAGCATCGTAATGTTTTTTATGATACTTGCACCTTTCCTTTACGCAATTTTTGGGCAAAACGATGAATAAACCTATGGGGTCTTGGACCTACTCACGGCTGTCTGCGTTTGAGACATGCGCCAAACAGTTCTACCACACCAAGGTACTCAAGGATGTAGTCGAGGGCGACACAGTAGCAACCCTGTGGGGTAAGAAAGTCCACACCGCTTTCGAGAACGCCATTGAGAAAAACGAGCCCTTGCCTGAAGGTATGACCCAGTGGCAGTCCATCGCAGATAAGTTTGCCCGACTGCCTGGAGAGAAGCTGGTGGAATACAAGTTTGCGGTAGACAAAAACTTTCAACCGACTGACTGGGACAACGCCTGGAGTCGAGGTATTGCCGACTTGATCGTGCGTCACAAGGACCGTGTGTTGGTAGCAGACTGGAAGACAGGCAAGAAAAAGCCGACCGAGCAGCTGGACTTGTACGCTGGGTACATCATGGCGAAGTGGCCAGAGACCAAAAGCATACAGACAGCGTTCGTGTGGCTTGCTCCGAAACAGATGACCAAGAAAACACTGGACGCCGAGACTGCAGTGCCTATCATCTGGCAAGGGTTTGTACCTCGTGTGCGCCGTATGGAACGGGCCTACGAGCAGGATACGTGGCCGGCTAAACCTTCGGGACTTTGCAAGGGCTGGTGCCCCGTGAAGACTTGTCAATACTACAAGGAGAAATCGTAATGGACGAAATGATCGTTGACAACAAACCAGCACTGGTCGCTGCCATTAAAGCCGGCATGCGCCAGACGTTTGAAGAGGCGAAAGCCAACCCATTCCAGGTCACCCTGGGCACTACCAAGTACACATTCAAAGAAGGACTGCATGAACGACGCGCCAAAGCCATCATCAAGCAAATACACCAAACGCCCGCCGCAGCCTTCCGTCAGCCAGCTTGACTACGTTACAGCCTTGATGAAACAAGGCATCCCACCCGAGCAAGTGTTGGCAGCAAATAATTTAT